CCAGCGAGCCGTCGTGTGGCTTGTGCCAGTTGGCCGTGTATTCCACGGTCTCGAACTCGTCTTCGAGTTCGACCAAGTTCGAGAGCATTTGGAGATGCTCTGCGAGTTCTGGATCGTGGTTGCCAACTAGTTCGTCGCTATCTTGGTACCTGAAGGCGCCGCCATCGATGGCGTAGTACTCGGTGTACTCGCTGTCTGTGATGTCAGTGATGAATGCATTTACCGCGCCTTCGAGTCTTACATTGTACATAAGTCACCTCATTGTTAATATATAAGCTATATTTAATTATATAGCTTATTATTAACAATATATTATAGAGTCGATTGACGGCGTAGCAGTGTCGGAGCATTCAGCGCCGACTGATTCTCTCTAGAACGAAGTCCTTTATTACATCGGAGATAGTTAGTAAGATATATCCGAACACGAAGATAATAAGTAAACTAGTCATGATCGTATCCTCTTGGTTTAAGAGAAGGTTGGGCTCGGAAGAACCCAACCGGAACGGAACCTCAGACGAGGTCCCGGAGGTGATCTGGGATCAGATCCAGATTCACTTCGACCTTCTTGGCTGCGGGTTGGATCTCGGAGATTCGCTGGTCGATCGCTTCCTGCACCTTGGCCAGAGCATCTGGTGCTGCGTTCCGCTCGGTCAAGGCCTTCATCAGGAGCTTGAGCTCCTTGAGCTGGGGGTCGGTCGAACCTTGGCGAGATCCTGGGTTCTTGATCTCGTACTTGGTTCCACCGTTCAACTCCTTGCCTTTGCGGAACCAGTTGTTGACCATACCAACCACGTAGCTTCTCAGCTTCTTGGGATCGGCGAACTTCTCACGAGCCTGAGCGGAGAGATCGGTCTCGAACTCTTGGATCGACTGAGTCACAAGGTCAACAACCGAGGCAGTCTCGTCCTTCGAGATGTACTCGAGGATCGGAGCACCTGGACGGAAGGATTCACCGAGAACTTGCTTGGTATAGAACACTACTGATTCGGATTGTGACATAACCATATAACACCTCCTGGTTGAACAAACAGATAGAGTATCGGATCAAACGCCGTACACTATCGATAACAGAATCGTAAGACAAAGATAGAATAGTATCGGAATCTCCACATTCACCTCCAGTTTCGGGTGGGTGCTTTCCATAATACTTTATAGAATCGGATACCCGGTAGCCTTTCCTTTTTAGGGGACCTCTTATTATAGTATCGGTACCGCGGCGCAAATAATCCCTAGCTGGGGCATTGCAAATACAAGGGCCCGGGCCCTCAATACAGAAACAGGCCCGGTAGCTTGTAGAAAAAAGTCAGGTACCAGTACTTGATTTGCACACAATAGTATAGTGTGATTTATAGAGCGTGCATTTTAAAAACACATTGTATATTCATACAATTAATCAGTTTTGCTTATTCTATACTTCCTGTAACCTACAACTGCCACCACATAGGGTGCATATAGTCGCCACAACTGCCACCATATAGGGTGCACATTCTCCTATTCCCTTGTCAAAGATCCACTCCTATTATACCCGCCCAGGGCCTGCGCGGACGCCCACTACATCGTTGACATCATTGAAATAAGTGAGAAAGTTATAGTTAAATTACGTCGTTTACTTCGCTGATATAAAGCGCGATATCGCGCTAGGATCTTCAGCGAATAGACTCGACGAGGATAGGTGGTGCTTTAGTTGTAGGTTAGGCGCGGCATCATAGGTGCAGTGGATTACAGGCGCTGGCATAAGGCATGATTGATAAAAAATATGGGTTGATTTAAAATTAGTGAAAGTTAAGTGTGTGCACTTAAAAAAGCATAGTGTTTTCATGGGGTTCTAAAAAAACTTAAAAAATCAAGAAAGAAACAATCTTCGTTCAGCTTCTCTACGACGAGTTAAACCAGCCATAACTTGACCACGGGACTTGTTGTATTTTAAAAACTCTTCTGCGGCAAGAACAAAGTTACGTTGATTAACGAGCTTAAGAAGAGTCGATTGCTTTAGATTACCAGCACCGACGTTGTAGGTAAACGAAACTAAAGCGGCAAATTGATTGTCATTGACTTCTACTTTTAGAAGCTTGCTTACTTGATCGCAAAAGCTTTGAAGATGATGGACGAGTGCTTGCTCAGCTTGCTCCTGTGTCCATACTGTCTTTGGACCAATTGGTGAGTGTTTTCCGTCTACCAGCGGAGAGAATTGATCAAGACCAGTTGCACCGTAGCCAATTGTCCAAGGATCACCTGGAAGAGATTTCCAACCTTCTTTTCTGGCGTTTTGTGTTTTTAACAACTCTTTACCTAGAGGAGAGGCAGGATCGGCATATGCCTTTAACTTACAACCTTCGAAAGATTTTATTAGGTCAACACCATCTTTGTTTATCTTTTTCATATTTTCTTCTCCAAATTTTTGTTCTATAGCAAAATCTAAAATTTTTTGCTTAGCTGCTTGTTTGTAGATTTCTGCAACTTCATATTCTGATCTTGCACGAAGAGCTCCGGTGGCTTCCCAACAACTCATCCAACCAGTTCCATCTTGCCTTTCTGTTAATTTAGCAAGAGGACAAATTTTACATGGATTATTTCTGAGATCTTCACAATCACCAGTCGAAGCTATATGCTCTAATATCTTAGAGACGCGATTCATCGCAATACTCCATGTATAATAGGTTATACCTAGGAGAGGATTTTATCATGTCACAAAAGATGACCAAACCTTCAGCCACTTTTCCAAATAGCTCTACTTCTTCAAGTAGTCAGTTTCCAATAAACTTACCCGATCCAAGTATGTTTGGACAAAACTTTGATCAACTAATTCAAAGACGCGGAATCAGATTTGTTCATCATAGGGCTTTGCCATGTCCTAACATGAACTCTCTTAATGACAATTCACATTCTCCAATTTGCCCACACTGTGATGGATCTGGTATCTTTTACTATGAGCCAAGAGAGATAGTTGGCGTATTTATTTCTAATTCTGTAGAGAAAAACTTTGAATATCAAGGAGTGTGGGAAGTTGGAACTGCCACTATTACTTTTCCAGTTGAATACGACAATGGAGATCAGGCTGAATTTTCTATGTATGATAAATTAGTAATAACTGATTATACAGTGAGAATGTGGGAAAAGAAAGAATACGAACCCAGACCAGGCGACACTCAACAGCTTAGGTATCCAATTGAAAAAGTAGAATATATGATAACAGCAACCGATACACTTGTTAAAGAATATAAACAAGGTGAAGATTTTACTGTAGAAAATGGATTAATAAAATGGATTTCTGGAAAAACTCCACCTTACGATACTCTTAACGAAATCGGTGATACTTTTGCTGTTAGTTATTTTGCAAATCCAGTTTATATTGTTCTTCAACCATTAAGAGAACTGCGTGTATCTCAACAAATGGTTGACGGTGTTAAGACAACCAAAAGACTACCTCAACATATAGTAGTTAAAAGAGACTTTTTTGTTAACAAACCAGAAAAAATATCTGGAATGTGATTCACTAAGCTAATAGAGGGCTTATAATTGATATTGTGTGATTTTAAGAGGATAGAAAATGCCACATTTTGCAAGTAAAAAACAATATCGCATGATGATGGCCATTTTGCATGGAAAGAAAAAAGGCTCTACTGCAAGAGGAGACAGTGGTCCTCCAAAAAGTGTTGCCGAAGAATATTCAGGTGATAGTAAAAACATCCCAGACAGTAAAGGCAAAGAACACAAAGGTGGAAAATGGGATGAACATAAGCAAAAAAAGCATAGTGAAGCAAAAGAATATAAAAATAAAATTAAAGAAAAATTAGAACAACAAACTAAAAAATCAGAAAATAAACCTGGTTTTGGTGTGGTTGTAGTAGATGAAAACAATCATGTGCTAATGGGCAGGCATACTAAAACAAATGAACTTGCTTTTCCAGGCGGCTCTGCAGAAGATGGAGAAAAACCAGAACAAACAGCAGCAAGAGAACTTGAAGAAGAATCTGGTTTAAAAATAGACCCATCTAAACTTCAACCTTTAGATGACAGAACTTTTTATATAAAAATAAACTCTAAAGATCCAGATGTCTATTTGTCAAATACTTCTGAGTTGTCAGATGTTGGTTTTAAAGATCCATATAGTATAGATATGTCAGAAGTAAGAGATTGCTGTATTCCATCTTTAAAGTCATGGATAAAATCATCACACCAAGATGATATTAAAAAATCTGAAATAATAGATAGAATACACAAAGAAGAAGATCAACTTAAACTTCATCCAGTTTTTGATATGCCAATTAGAGATTGTTTAACTTTAATTGCAAACGCTTTACACAGACACATAGATCCGCATGTTTCAGGTCTTGATGAAAATGATGTTGCTAAAATTCCATTAAGTTCTTATGTTGTAACTATTAGAAAACACAAAGATGGAAAGAAGTCTGGACACATAGATGATGGTGGAAAAACAATACATAGATTTATGGGGTTGGAAGACAATGAAATGACAAAAGACATAATGAGTCTTTTTGAATGGTTTGATTCTAAACATATGCATAAGATAAAAATAATATCACCAGAAAAATTATCTGATGACACAATAGAAGATGGAATGTCAAAAATGATCGATAACTATCGTTCCTATAATATAGGCGATATTTATGATGAGATGGAGAATATTCGTCAAGAGATACGGCAGGGAAACGCTGTAGATTTACAGCAAGCAGAAGCTAAAATTTTATCTATATTTGATAAAATGGAAGATAGACTTTTAAATGTAGAAAAAAAACATAATTCTTTAGCAGGAAGAGCTGGAGATGAAATAGATCAAATTGAAGCCAAGTTAAGAGAACTTCAATCAAAAATAGAATCTATAAACAAAAAACCCTCAGTAATAGAAGCAATATCATCAGATAACATAAATCCTAGTAAGATATCAAAAGAATTTTACCCTTACTTATCAAAGCCGATGGTTACAATAAAACCAAATGGTCATATTACAATCCATTTTAAAGAAGATTGGACAGATGATGAGAAGTCTAATTTTCTTACAGATCTTAAAGCAAAGACTTTAAAGAAAAAGAAAAAATGATAGATAGAGGATTGGACACATTAAAATGGAGTCTCTCATCAAGAGGCTATGACGACGACGATGTTCGCACCATATTGCTGCTTGCAAAAGATGAAATGACAGATGGAATTAAAGCACTTATTGAGTCTTGTGTTCAAGAAATAGTTGATAATGCAAATTCTATGGAATCTGATGATTTCTTATCTCAAGTTAAATTAATATCAGAAAATGGATATGTTCAGATATCTACAGATAGTGGATTAACTGATTTTAGTAAACCAGCTATTCCAATGCTTTCATCTATATTGAAAAATGGAAAAACATCAAAAGATGGTTCTATATACAAAGTTGTTCCAATAGGAAAAAATCCTTTTAATAAACAAGATAATAAATTAATAAAAAATACTGATGCAGGTATAAAAGCATTATCTTCCGTATCTAGAGAAGGAAAATCTTTAGAGCAGACAACAGTAGACATGGCTGTTTCTTTTGGCATGGCCGCAAGTAGTATGATCTCTTCTAAAAAAGATAGTTCATCTTTACAAGATAATTCTATTAGTTTTAGAACAGCATCTAGTAATCAAGATCCAAATTCTAGCTGGGTGATTCCTAGAAAAGAAGAAAATATGACAAACTTAGTATATGAAATTAATAATAAAATTAGATACGGCACAGATGATATAATAGAAAATGTTGTAAGAAAATACGAAAGAGAATATTAATGTCGCAAGTGATGCCAGAAATAGCTGTTCAAAGAATAATTCAACATGGTCTAAAGCAACTTAGATTAAGTAAACCTATGTTTGATGATATTTTTGCATATGTTAAAGAGCATCCGTTAATGGTTGGGGCATATGGACCAACATACGTTGATCGTATATGGCAATGGTTTACTACAGAAAAACTACCAGTGGTTCAAGCTTTTTTACTCACGCCAGAACGTATTCCTTGTTATAGTGTTCATCTATCGGCAGAAAGTGAAGATGAATCAAAAGCCTCTATTGGTGATTTTTATGGAGAAGAATTAGAATCTGAATTAAGCATATCTAGTTTTAGTGTAACTTTAGACATAGGCATACACGGCAGCAAGACAGCAGATCAAGTTTTGTGGATGTATTATATTCTTTCATACATATTGTTTAAAAATAAACTATTAGCTCAAGATCTTGGGATTGAGATGCAGACTTTTTCTGCTACTGATTGGCAAAAAGATACAGCAAAAATGCCTGAAAACATATATACTCGCTGGGTTAAGATGCGATGTACAGTATTTAATACATGGTCAACTGAGCCGTTTTCCGGTCCATACGATATGGAAACTGAGCTTAATTTCGAAAGGGTGGTAGACACAGATGGCTAAAAGTAGGCAAATTGAAAAAGAAAGTATAGAACCAGATCTCAAAGCGATAGCTGATTTTGAAAAATCACAAAGAAAAAATAATGTTAAAAAAGAAGTAGATTCTTTAGTTGATTTTGATAAATGGTGGGCCGAAAGATCATCGGTCCTTTGTCAGCCAGCTCATATGAAAGAAATTTTAAGAGCTGATGCAAAAGGCAGGGGACTTGCAAACAAAGAATCAATGGAAAGATGGGATTGGGCCGCTAAGATGTTTGGATTAGTTGTTAAATAAAATATTAAGCTATAGGCACGTGTTATAATTACTAATGACATTTTCTGAACTCGCACTGGAGGTTATTTACAATGGCAATAAGCGTCAGCTTTAACGGAGCGACAATAAAAAAGCCAGGTAGTTATTCAAAAACAGAAGTGGACGTGGGTGGGAATTTGCCACTTGGCCCAGCTGGATTAGTTGTCATTGTTGGAGAGGCAGATGCAGGCGCTCCAGTTACGGCTGAGATTGATGCTTCTAGAAATGTATACACAGCAGATCAATTAAGTGAAATTAGAGCTAAATATCGCTCAGGTCCTATTGTTGATGCTGCTAATTTTTTATTTTCTCCATCTATCGATGGCGCTATTCCCAATGGAGCACAGGCTGTTTGGGTTCTTAAAACAAATGCTTCTGTAAAAGCATCTTTGGCTCTTGCTTCTTCTTATGGAACTCTTAGAGCTAGAGAATGGGGCGTTGGTGGAAATCAAGTAAGTGCAAAAATTGTCTCTTCTTCAGAGGTTCCTCCTGCTAAACTTGGAACACCTCTTGCTTTTGGGGCTTCTTTAAATGCAGCTTCTTTTAGTGTAAGAGTAAATGGCGGAGCTGCTTCAGTTGTTACTCTTAGTTCAACTTCGGATGATCATTCAGATTTAACTTCTTTAGTTTCTGAATTAGAAACTAAACTACCTGCAGGAGTTTCCGCTTTTGTTTCCTCTGGTTCTTTAAAAATAGAACTAGATACACAATCAAATCAACATCTTCTTGGTTTTGGTCGATCATTAGAATTAGTTGATTCTACTATTGGTGATTTAGCAAAACTAGGCATGACGGCTGGATTAGCTTCTAGCTCTGCAGAGCCTTCTGTTACAGTATCTTTTTCACAAAAAAGAGATCTTTTAGTAGAAGAAGATGCAATTGGTGGCAATGTTGTCTTAACAATAGGTCATGATGGTTCTGGGGGCGTTTCTTCTGCTTCTGTTTCAATAAATGAAACTTCTATTGTCTTAAATACTTCAGCTGGTTCTGTTAGTATTCAGAAATCAGAATATTTAACATTAGGAAAAATCGCTGAAGCAATCGACTTTCAACCTGGATGGTCTGCATCTGTGTCAAATGTGCTTTATGCAAATCTATCTCCTTCTTGTCTAGATCATGTTTCGTCAGCTGGAGCTTTGTCATCAGTTGCAGCAAAACCTGCTCGTATTAAAAAAGATTCTTTTGAAATGTCTAAACTGGTATCGGAGTCTCTGCTTGTTCAATTTGTAAATCAATCAAAAGTAGGATTGCCTGCAGCAATGTCTGAAATGATGTTGTCAAATGGAGCTAAGGGCGCAACTACTTCTTTAAGTTTTGTTGAAGCTCTTGCCAAGGCTGAGAAGTTTCATTGCAATTTTGTAATTCCTCTTTTTTCTAGAGACGCATCTGCAGATGTTGCAGATTCATTAACAGATGCTGGTTCTACATATACAATAGATGGTATTCATCAAGCTGTTAAAACACATATTAGTTTAATGAAAACTACTCTTAAAAAGAGTGAGCGACAAGGATTCTTATCTCTTAAGGCAAGTTTTGATACTTGTAAAGAAAAAGCAGCTTCAGTTTCAGATGCACGTATGCAACTTGTTGTTCAAGATGTTCGCCAAGCAGATGCTCAAGGAAATATAAAATGGTTTCAACCATGGGCATTAGCTTGTCTTCTTGCTGGGTCTAGAAGTGGAGCGCCAATAGGTCTTCCTATGACATTTAAATTTATGAACTGTGCTGGAATTCGTCATACAGCTCAGTCCATGACAACAGCTGAACAAGATATTGCTATAGATTTTGATCCAGATGTTGAATTTGCAGAAGCCATTGATGCGGGTATTACTTTCTTAGAATCGCCAAGAACAGGTGGCTTTAGAGTAGTTGTTGACAACACCACATATGGGCTTGATAGTAACTGGGTTTACAATCGTGCAAATGTTATATATTCTGGCGATATCGTTTCTTATAATTTCAGAAACACGATGGAACTTCGTTATGTTGGTGTTAAGAATAATATTAGAGCAGCAGAAGTAAAATCTACAGCTGAATCTGTTCTTAATACATTCTTAGCCCAGGGAATAACCGTATCTACATCAGATGCTCCGCAAGGATTTAAGGATCTAAGCGTGAGAATGGAAGGAAATGTTATTTATATTAGCGTGACGGTTAAACTTGTTGAAGGTATTGATTTCATCTTGTCTGAGATCACTCTACAAAGAGCAACTCAATCGGCTTAAAATCAATATATATAACACTTAAAGGACTGAATAATTATTCAGTCCTTTTTTATTAATGTATTTTGTTTTATAACTATATTTATGATAATATAAAAACAGCTCTCATAGTGAGAGTCTCTAACGTAGTGGGTTCTAGAGCCCTAGGAGAAGAAGATGGCAGATAAGAAGACTAGTTTAATAACAGGTAGTAATGCTAAAATCAAGATCAACGGCGTTACTCTTGCATACGCAACAGATGTTCAGTACGATGTTTCGGTTCAAACAATTCCAATCGAAACAATGGGACGCTACGAAGTGCTGGCAAATGAGCCAATCGCAACTATCGTAAGTGGTTCGTTTTCTGTTGTTCGCTATACTAAGGCAGCAGCAGATGGAAAAATATCTGGAGCAGCTGCCAGTGGCAACGGTGTTGGAAATTGGAAAGCAGGTACTGGAGTTGGCTTACATACACACTTCAATCCTGCTGACATACTGAAATCTGCAACAGTTGATATCGAACTTTTTAGAAAAACACAGAACGAACCAACCGCAGCAGAAGGCGTAGAATCTTTTAAGAAAATACTAGATGCTAGATTGACTAGGATGGGTGGAAGTGTTAACAAGCGCGGTATTCTTATGGAATCTTTCGCCTTTGTTGCTGAAGCAATTCAGGACGATTCATTTACTCACGGCAAGTCCGGTGAAAACGATCTTTCAGATTAAGAGGCAATAGGTGGCAGGTAAGAAGCCGTTTTTTATAACAGGTTCTAACTGTAAAATAAAAGTAAACGGCGTAACTCTTGCTTATGCTACTGATCTTTCTTATACTGTTACTATAAATCACGCACCAGTTAAGGTTCTTGGCGTTTATGAATCAGACACTATAGAACCATTGTCCTATTCCGTATCTGGCAGTTTTACATTAATTAGATATATAGACAGTGCCATTGACAGTCTTGGATATGTAAATGGAGCAAATGGATACGGCAACGGTGTTGGTTCTTTTGCTCAACCTTATCAATTCACAAGACCCGATTTATTAAGAACAGATGGTAAAGCTGATCAAAGCGCCAACCCAGCAAAACTTGGAGATGCAACTGGTTTTGATATAGAGATGTATCAAAAAGTACCAAACAATTCACTAGGAATTGCAAAAATAAGAAATTGTAGAATTGTTGCTATAAATTCTCAAATATCTAAAAGATCTCCAATGATACAACAATTTCAATTTGTTGCAAATTACCTAGATGAAGATAGTTATATAGCAGAAACTTCGGGCCAGGGGCAGCAGTTCTCTTGAGGTGTTAGATGAGTAAAAGACGGGGATTTGATAGGGGCACTGGTTTTTCGGGATTTGCATCTCGAACTGCTGAGAATTTGGTATCTTCAGTAGGTACTATTAATTCTTTAAAACCTACTGCTAAATACATGTCAGGCGCAAGAGCTGTTTTAAAAGTTAATGGAAGCATTGTTGGTTTTGCTATGCAAATATCTTGGACAATTAACACAGAGCAAGTAGAAATAAATACAATAGATGATTATATGCCATATGAAATAGCACCAAGAAGAATTTCCGTAAATGGAACAATTGGAACATTTGTAATTCCTGGCAGATCACCAACTGCTGAATTAATACAATCTGATAGTCTTAGTTTTTTATTTAATAAATACATAACTATAGAAATAAGAGATTCAGTAACGGACAATATGCTATTTAAAACAAATAAAGCAGTCATCACATCCTCATCGTCTGATCTAAGGGCTGAACAACTTGGATCTACTACTTTACAATGGAAGGCAATAGGTTGGGTTAATGAATCTGCTCCAGGTTTACCAAGTGGATATAACGATGCATCTGATAAGGCATCTGCCGATCCAAGTGGGATTATAGATAAATTAAAAAAGAAAATTCCAAAACTTCCATTTTAAATTGGTATAATTATTTAGTAAATTACGGAGGCTTGTTATGGATCTTCCAAAGCGTGAAAAAACTTTTTATTTTGATTACGAAGGCGAATCTGGCTTTAGATATGAAGGCAGTTTCACTGTTAAGTGTAGATTGACAGTTGCTGAAAAATATGCATCTGAATTAGAAAAAACTCGCTTACAAGGCGACACTTCAAATCCATCTGCTGGATTGTCTGGTATGGCAATTGCAATATCCACTCTTCGATCTCGTGTTGTAGATGGTCCAAACTGGTGGAAACAAGGACTTGGATTAGGTATAGAAGACGAGGACGCATTGGTTGAACTATATTCAAAAGTTGAAGAAATAGCCGCAGAATGGGCTTTAGATGTCAAAAAAACATCTAAAGAAGAAAAATTGGGAAACTAACTGACGGAGATCTTGACGAAATCTCCGTTTATCAAGCAATAGACAATTTAATAGCTAAAAATGCTAGAGATGTCGATTCTGAAAAGGGTCGACTATTATTTTTAATGTCCTGGTGGAGTAAGACCTATAATCGCCCATTAAAAGATCCAATTTTACAAACATATACATTAGAAGAACTTTATTATGAATATCGCGATAAAATAGAAAGAGATATCGCAGTAAGAGAAATGTCAGAAAAAGAAACTGATAAGATAGAACAAGATAAGATAGATGATGCAATGGCATGGGCAGACGCTGAAGAACAAAAAGAAAAAGAGCAAACAGGGGAATATTCTGTATCTGAAAATGACATAGAATGGATGAATGCTCAAATGAAAAAAGCCAAAGAAGAATTTGGTGAAGATTTTGGTGAAGATATAAACGAGGATTTTGGAAATGGCAGATGATAATGACATTAAAAATAAACTAAGATCAAGACTTCAAGATGTCAATACTCTGCCATCTAGATTAGCATCTGGTGTTGAAAGCATATTTGAAAGATCACAAGTAAAAACAAAGGCTCAATTAGATCTTGAGGCTGGTCTTGAAAGAACTAGACAACAAAGAGCACAAGTAAATTCATTAGCATCATCTACATATGATGCAGATGAAAGAGAATCATTAAGAAGAAGACAGGTGGCATTAGTAAGGAGAGAAGCTAGGGCAAATGAAAGAATAGAAACTGAAGAATTTAATAGAACAAGTGCTGCAAGACGCGAGGCATTTCAAAAAACTTCTTCAATGCTTTCTTCAGAAAGGCTTGAAAGAGAAACTGGCAGAATTGGAAGAGCACCCGAGGCAAGGTTTCTAGCTGGACAATATGCTCAAGGTATGGCTCAATCTGAATTAGAAAATCGTAGATTTCAAAACTTAAAACATCAAGAAGAAACTGCAGCACAGATAACTGGATTATCTGCAAATATTGACGACCCTAGATCTGCAGCAAGAATGAGATATCTTACTGGTAAATTATCTAGACAACAAATATATGGCGGTCAGATTTCTGCAGCTCTTTCTCTTCAGAGAGAAATGGGAATAGATGATATAAGTGTAAGAAGACAATCCGCGTCTATATCTGAGAGAATAAATAAAGAAACAATGCGAGAAGGAATTTCTTCTGATATTCAATCTGGTCAAACTAGATCCTTTAAAGAAGAATTAGATACATATAGAAAATTACGAGATGTAGTAAAAGAAACTGCAGAAAAAATATCTTCTCTTGGCGAAGTTAGTGCTGATTTAAGACAAACTCAGCAAGATCAAGTTAGAGAACTTGAAAAACAGGGTGAAAAAGTTAGACAAATGAAAGCCGCTGGAATGGGTGGAGACGGCGGTGGTTTAAGTACTATTGAAAAAATTCAACTTGGCGCTGCAGGTTTTAAAGCAGCAGCAGGCATCGCTGGTTATGCAGCTGTCGGTTCTGAAATAGAGCAAATGAGAGCAAGAGCAGGAATTGCCGCTGTAATGAATCAGCAATTTTTTGATCAAAAAGCAGCATTATCTGGAGATATGAGCGCGCTATTAATGACAAGTGGCGGAATAAATGCAGCTGTCCTAAGTGAAGCTGAAAATTTCAGAATCTCAGCTCGTCTTGCTGCTGGCGCTGATATTGCCGGCAGTGCAGTCGGAACAGTGGCAGATGTTGTAGGAAACGCAAGGACAGGAAACGCTGGTGCTGCTGTTAGCTCAGCTATATCTGGAGTAAGTGATGCTGCAAAGGGAACTATTGCATTATCAAAAGGAATAACTCAAACAAATGCTGCCTTAGAGGCATACTCAGCAAGAAGACAACTGTCTCAAGAAGAAATAAGAATAAGATCTCAATCTATGCAGGATTTTTACAATGATAGAGTTTCTGCATATAGAGCCTCTATTGGAGCGGGTGGCCTTTCTTCTAGTCTAATGGACGAAATGACTAATGCTCAATTTGCTGCTGGAATTGGACATATAGATTTAAATAGACAAAAATCATTATTTTCAATGGGTATGGGGGCTGGAGGAAGAGCCTTTAGATCTGGTGCACAAGAAAGAGCTGCAACTATAAAAGCAGCAGCAGAATTTGAAAGAACTGGTATTGGAACAGCAGAACAATACATGAGCGGTCTTGATAGAATGGTCTCAGCTGGTGGATCTAGAAAAGATTTAGAAGACATAATGAGAAACGCAATAGCAGCTGGCGTTGGAGATGCTGAGAATATAAACAAAATGGTTGAATCTACTGCTAATTTAGCAGAATTAATAAACCAGGGTAGAGGAATAGGTGGAGCTGCGACCGCAGCCCAAGCGTTGACATTGGGTCTTCAATCTTATCAAGGTACATCTTTAGAAGAAGAGCAAAAAAGACAAGGTGTTGCATATGGTCTTCAAAACCTTCAATCATTAACTGGTGGATCTGGGTTGAATCTAGAAACAGTATCTCAAATTGCTTATTTAAACAAAGCAATTCCAGGTCTTAAAGGAATGGGGCTTCAAAATGTTGTAAAACTTGGAGCAACAGGTGCAGCTGATGTTCTTAGTTTAATAAGAAGTAATAAAGATACTAAAACAAAAGCCAGATTATTGGAAGAAAGAGGGCTTTCTAGTGCTTTTATAAATGAAAGTGGAGATATTAGACCAGATGCTGAAGATACGGCATTTAAGATTTTTCAATCTGAAATTGCAGGCGTTGCAGGAGGAGCAGGGGCTGTAATAAGTGCACCAGCTAGTACGGCAATTTATAAATTATTAAATGCTAAAGATTTTAATCAATTTAAAAACATGTATCGCAAAATGCCAGGCGAAGCAAAAGATTATTTAACTGGTGCTGGAGTTAATAGAGCAGCAATGGAAGGTGTGTTTGGGGTTGGTTTTGGAGCAACAGGTCCAATAGGTGAGTCTCCAACTCCATCTGGTAATTTTGCACAAGCTCAAGAGATATTATCAAAAAGCACTCAAATGTCTATAAAAAACATGGAAGCTTTTGGTAATTCTTTGCAAGAAATAAATGAAAGAATGAAAAAAGTTTTAAGTGAATTTAATCCAGAGCAATCTTTTTCTAAAACACAACAAGCAAAAGAAGCCATGCATCTTGATGTTAAAGAGTTTAATAATTCTGTAATTGATTTTAAAACTGCTGTTAGTGTTTTTGCTAAAACCGTTGGATCTAAAGGCACTGAACAACCAGATTCAGACAATCCTGCTAACTGGAGATAAAAGTGATTAAACAACCACAGGCATGAATAAAAATTTATAACTACGAAGATAGACTTGGTAGTAGTTTTTATAATGGTAAAAAAGAAACACAAAATATAGAAAAAATAATAAAAATAAAAAGTGAAATAATATCTATATCTACTTTAAAACACAAAGCGCAACCTGCTGGAGAGTTTCAAATAACATTAGCTCCAACTAAAAATTGGATAGCAACAATATCTCCCGGCAGTTGGTTGTCAATTCACATGACCTCAGATAAGACAACTGATGATATTCTTTTTTCATTTAATGAAAAATCTTTAAAAATGATTGGACGTATAGATACAATTAGAATGAGTATGCGTGTAGATCAAACAACAGGCGCAAGACAAACTGTTTATACAATATCTGGAAAAGATTGGGGTCAGATTTTTGAGTCAATATTATACATAGACCCAATGGTATACGAGACCCTGAGTAATAATCAAACTGCTATATTTTCATCGGTAGATACGCTTCTTGGTAGCGTATTAGAAACTTCAAAAAATGGAGCATCTTCTACTACGAATTTAATTAGAGCAATGTTGCAAGTTTGGGGATCTGTTCCACTAATTCCACAAGGCCAAACTGGTGGATTATCTAGTGGTAGTTTTATAAATACACAAGTTCCATTTGAAATACCAAAAGAATTATCTCAAGATTTAAATTTAAAAACAAGCAGCTTATCTAAGTCAATTAATTTAAAAACAGGTAGATTAATTGCAAATAATATATACGATGAAAGTAGACCTGAGGCTTATGGCGGGATTATTCCACAAAGTCTTTTTGGATCTAATGCTATTTGGCAAGTTATGTCTGCACATAGTTGTGAGCAGGTTAATGAAATGCTATGTGATATAATATGGGAATCCGATATTCCTAAATTGACTCTTTTTAAAAGAATAAAACCTTTTGCTTTAAACTGTGTATCTTACAAAGATAATAGAATTGAATCTAAATTTGTAAATTTATTTAAAACTGAAATAAAAAAAGAATCGATAATATCAATAGACTGTGGTGATAACTGGAGAGATAAGATAAATGCTGTAGAAATATTACCGGCTTTTCCTCCTGGCTCCCCTGTAACTCAAGGACTCCAAGTGATTGCAAAACCAAGAGCGCAAAAAGCAGATCATACGGCAATTAAAAGAGAGGGAATAAGACCTTTACTAATGCAATCTTATTTTTTTCCATATGCTGGAAAATCAGAAGATGTTGTTAATTGGATACCTGCTTTTATTGATTGGTATTTTAATACTCACAAAATGTTAAATGGAAATATATCTTTTTTAGGTTGTTCTAATTATATACCAGTTGGTAGTAATATAGTTTTAGATTCTTCTGTTTTTGCAAAAGCTAAATACGTATCGAATCAGACAGAGCAAAACAAACTACTTGCGCACGTCGAATCTGTTTCTCATAATTTTTCAGTAGAAATTAACGGAGCTAGGTCTTTTGTAACTGGAATTAATTTTGTTCGTGGTGTTTTTGTTGATTCGCAAATAAAAGATTTAATAAACAAAGAATCTTTTGCAATAGATTCATCTGCCACATCAATGTCAGATAGTGATGAGATTGTAAAAGGAATATACGAGATTTAGTATGGTTGGAATAATAAAAGACTCATCAATATGGAAGACTCCAATATCTAATTTAAAAGAAAAAGAAATAAATAGAGTAGATATTGGAACTGTAATAAATGAAAGATATTCTAAAGAATTAGATTCAATTATTTACTCTGTTGAAGTATACTCTGGACAACGAAGATCAGTTGTTGAATGTATACAAATGGTTAAAAACGGAGACATTTATAATTATGAAGAAATAAAATTAAGATATCAATTAAATAGAAATAACAAAAACACTAACATGTCAATGAAAACTCGATTTGGAGAAATGGTATTGGTAACATATGTTAGTGGGATTGGATCTTTTGGAGTGATAATTGGCTCTATAAAACACTCTGCTAGAAAAAGTAAATTAATTTCAAAAGATATTGCATATGTATCTGAATATAATGGAATAGAAACATCAATAGATAAAGATGGTGCGTATAAATTAAAGTTTCAGGGAACACCTATAAATATTAAAAATGCAAAAGATGGTTTTCCGCTTCCTTCACCAAAATACGATGGCTCTATTGCTGGATCTTTTTTATCATTTGATAAAATTGGTAATTTTACTTTAACTGATGCTAATAAAGAAAAACCACAAACTATTAAAATAGATAAAAAAAATGGATCAATACATGTAATATCTGGCGATGTGTCTTTGACAATAGAGAAAAATTCAAAAAAAATATCAATAAAAAGCGAAGACATAAACATCGATTCTAAAAAGAAAGTTTCAATAAAAACACCAGAATACTCTATAGATTCATCTAAAGCTATTAAAATAAAAGGTCAAAAAATAGCCATAGGATATGGCGGAAATGAATTATTAGATATATTGACAAATTTAATAGACGAAATTGGTCTTTTGGTAATAACTTCTCCTGTAGGGCCTTGCACTCCTATTCAAGGCTCTCCTACTTGGGTTAAGATTTTAGCACTTAAAACTAAGATATCCACTATAAAAGGTAGTCTCTAATGTTTTTAATGATAAAATATTAAAATAAACTAATATAACGGATTTTATCATGTCAATACCTTCTCTTTCTAGTATTAAAAACAATGCTACAGATTTAGCAAGATCAGCTATTTCTCAAGTTTTGCCTAGTAAGAAAAAAGAAGAAAATAAAAATGATAAAAATTCAAATGCTTATTATCCAATAGAGGAAAACTGGTATAAAGCGCTTCCTTATGCCTTTAAGACAAATAATGGCATAATATATCTTCCAATATCGCCACAGAATATATCAATCAATACTTATTTTGCAACAAATACAATAACAACTTTATACTCAACTGTAGAAGAACATTCTGAAGTTAGATATTTTGATATTGTAATACAAGGAACAACGGGCTTCTCTCCAAAATATATAGGAACACAGTCCAAACAAGATCCCACTAAAAAACCACCAGATGGAAGAATCTCATATGGATCTGGTGCCATAATAGACACCGGTATATTAGGTGGTTTTGGTTCTAGTACTATAAATAAAATAAATGCTAGTTTAAATAAAATAACAGATGCAATTAGACTTGGTGAAAACAGACCTCATGAGTCTGGTGTTTTTAAAGACAGAACAGGTTATATGGCATTTCATAAATTATATCTTTTTTTACTAAAATATAAAAAAGACACTGCAAGTGGCTTGTTTAAAGAAGAAGCTAATCAAAAATCTCCACTTATTTTTATAAATTATAAAGATAATAATCAATATTCATGTACTGTTCAGCGGTTTTCTTTAGAAAAAAGCGCAGACAATCCAATGTTATATAATTATATTATTCAATTAAGAGCATATAATTTAAGTTCAATATCTACAAAGGCACCTGCAGAAGAACTTTTGAATAGATTAAATCAACTTGGTTTAGATAAAGAAAAAGCCTCTGTACTGGCAAGAGCAAGAAATACAATATCAAATGCTAGATCAGCAGTTAATTCAACCGTATCTGCTGTCTCAGGAGCAGGAAGATGAGTGTATTAACAACTGCCTATGTTGCATTAGCAGATTTAAATCTATGGGTAAAGTCTGGCCTTAATGAAGAATTAAGTTTAGCGGATGTTCCCTCTATAATTCCTAGTCGTTTTTATTATATAGTTGAAAACTGGTCTGTGTTTAAAAATAAATTATTAAATATATCTGAAAATTATTCTAATCCATCTAGGCTTAGGGATGAAATGGATTCGTTTGTTGAAATTGTTAATATATATAAAACAGATACTACTAAAAGAATTCCAAATATATCTAATTTAATGTCTAATTATTTTACTGTGTTTGATTCCATTTTAATAAACGACATACCAACATCTTTAATTGAACAAAAACAAATAGATGCTGAAATAAAAAGAGTAACATCTTTTAATAAAAATGATTTTATAGCTATACGAAAAAGATTGCAAGATGGAAGAGATGCCGTTGCAGATTCTATTGGAGCATCTGATAAAGACTATAATAGAATATATACAAGATCGTCTCTTCCGACTTTGTTAAGCAGATCGATACCGCAGATTCAAGTATCTTTGGCTTTTCATCAGGGTGCTCAGATCGTTGACGATATACTTGCTAATCAAAATATTCTAAAAACAGAAGCCTTCATAGATCCATTTGCCTTCGCAAGATCAAATGCCAACAATCCAGATATAGATATAAGATCATACTCATCTGGAAGATTGGTTAAGTTAAATTACGGCGAGACCTTGCAAACACTTGCATATAGAACAATGGGTGATCAAAATAGATGGATTGAAATTGCGATATCAAATGGTCTAAAACCCCCATATATAGATGAAACGGGAGAAAAAGTTCCTTTATTAGTAAATGCTAAAAATAACATTATAAATTTATCTAAAACTGATACAAATGGAAATGCTAATAAAGAAAAAATATATGTAAATCAAATAGTTATATTGCAATCAAATATAGAAAGAACTCCAGATCAAAGAGTTGTTGTCAGTATCAAAGAAGTTCCTGTTTCGGGTGAGCTTATAATAGAATTAAGTGGAAAATCTGATTTAGAAAAATATAAAATAACAGATCAAGCTCATGTTAGAGTTTTTAAACCAAATACAATAAATAGTAATTTTTATATATTAATACCATCTACAGATGCTGTTCAGCAAAAATTTAAAGAAGATCCTTGGTTTTTAAAAAGCAATGCAGAAGATGAAAAAAGAGCTGGTGTTGATTTGTTAATAGATAACGACTCAGACATTGTACTCACTCCACTGGGTGAGATATTGTTAAGTTATGGTGTTAACAATGCTAGTCAAGCTGTTAAAATACTTATGAGTACTATTAAGGGTTCTTTAACTAAATATCAAGATTACGGTGTTCCTGCCTTAATAGGCACAAGAAATCAAGAACCTGAGTTGATAAAACAACAACTATCAGAAGATATAGCAAATCAAATATTAAATGACAATCGTTTTGAAAGATTAGACTCTTTATCGGTAGAATATATAGGTAACCAAGATGCAGCTAGTGCATATAGAATAACAATGAGTGTTGTCTTGTCAGGTGGCTCTGTTGTTATTCCGATAAGCTTTAGTGTAAACATCTCGTAATAAAGGTGAGATATGGCTGTTACTATTAGTTCATACAACGAGATACTAGGCAAATTAGTTCGTAAAATAATAGCAGATACACCAGTGAATGATTTAAACCGGGGATCTGTTCTTTTAACATTGCTTGAAGCTGTGGCGTCTCAAGATTTTGAAAATAGCGCCAACATTCTTGGCGTACTAGAGTCTCTTAGTATAGATGCGTTAAAAAATTCAGATTTAGATCAAAGAGCTGCAGATTATGGTTTGACTAGGATTCCAGCTGGAAAAGCAACTGGATTTGTAAATATTAAAGATACATCCATAACAAAAAGATCTACATCATTGTATGCTGTAAAACAAGCACCAATAGCAGGTTCTACTGTTATATATGTTAACGATGCTTCAGATTGGGACGCCTCTGGAGGTAGTCTTTATATAGGTAGAGGCACTCAACAGTTTGAGGGGCCGATTAATTATTCTTCTATAACTAATAATACTAGTTTTTATACTATAAATTTATCTTCATCTCTTCAATACGATCATTTGATATCTGATTCTGTTGTCGATGCACAAGGAACAGTTGATCGTGAAATATCATCTGGAACACTTGTAAAAATTCCAGCAAATAATCAAAATCCAGAAATATTATATTCAATACTCAGGGATGCGGTATTGCCAGCAGGTGAAGATGTCGTAAACAATATATTAATTATTGCCAATCAAGTTGGCTCATCTAGCAACACTGGTATCAATACAATTGTAGAGTTCTCATCTCCGCCTTTTACAAATGCTGCAGTTAGCAACTCAAATTCACTAATAGATGGAGTGGACACTGAATCTGATGATGATTTTAGAGAAAGAATTAAATCATACACTTCAACACTTGCAAGAGGAACAAGAGAAGCTATACTTAGTTCTGTTGTAGGAATTTCGGATTCAACAGATGGAAAGCAAGTATCA